ATTTCTTGGCCGTTGTCCATCACTCCTGTATAGACGCTGTAATCAACGATCTGCGGTTCAGTCATTGCCTGTCCTTTTGTCGGTACTCCGACCCTAGAACATAGATCAAGCCTTTGGTGGGATTTCCCCGAACACCTTTAGGAATGCGGCTTTAACGAAGATCACCGAGTCGGCGGCCTGCGGTGTGATCTCGATGTGGAACCAGTCGCCACCTGGTGCGCCGTGAATTGTTGGCTTGCTGTATTTCTTCCATGCTTGACGATCGCAACGCCATGCGCGTCCGTACGGTGCAGGGAAATAGTCGAGTATGCACTCAACGCCGAGCGTGTTTGCGTTAGCGACCACAATGTCAATGAACGACAACGCGCCTTTACGGCTGGCGTTTGCGTGTCTTTCCGATTTTCGGTAACTGGCGTCCCACGCTCTACCCGTAGCATGAACACTCAAAGTTCCAGCACTACCGCGCATGTCGCGCACACCCCAAGACCCGTTATTCCAAACAGCGTTATTTGATGCAGCGATTGCTTGTTTAATCCATTCGTTCATGCCGGCGCGTGGGCCTGCTGATGCGCCGTCGCTGTTGCCTGTGTATGGCCTTGCGTTAGGGTTATCTTTCGCTGTTGCCACGACCAAACGCCAAGTCTTTAGGGTTCACGTATCGAATAAGAACTGGCACAAGTGCGGCTAATGCGGCTTTGACAAAATCGGCTGGGTCGGCGCTGCCGGTTGAATACACCGCGATGACCGCTGCAATTACTGAACGACCATAGGAAGCGAATAGGGCTTTGTCTTTAGTCTTCATCGTCTTTGCCTTTCGGTTTGTTTTTCAATCCGTTGGATGCCAGTAAGCCTATTAGACCACCAGAGAGTGTCATCAGCATTGGGTTAAGCACCGAAAACGCTTCTGCATCGTTTGGGGCTTGCTCAAGTGGCTGGGTCACAAACAGCAAACCGTAAAGCAACGTGAAGATTGAGCCAACAAACGCAAGCGTTAGACCGATGCCCACAATCAGGATTAGGCGCGCTTTAATTTCGTCGTTGGTGTATTTAGGCACAGCGACCCGTTCCCACTTGAATATCGGATGTCATCGTCACAGCCTTGTTTCCGACGCGCACACAGTTGACTCGTTCACGGTCAGCGCAACCAGAACAACCCCACATGACCACCGCAACTAGCAAGCTGCAACCGATCAAACAACGCCATCGCATTACAACGTCGGTGGGTTAACGGCCAGTTCGGTTGCTTTGGCCATTGTTGCGGCTTCGGTTGGTTGTAACGCTGGGTCGTCCATCCATTCCAAGCAGTAATAGCCATCGCCCGGATCGTTGTAACGCCACGTAGTACCAGGCGCTAGTTCGCGTGTGGCATTGCCAATTTGTGAATTGATTTCTGCTTTTGTTGGTGCGGCCATTATGCAACCCTTGTGATCTGAATTGTCGAATAAATCTCGCTAACGCCAGCATTGGTCGGATAACCAAAACCAAGGTTGGCTCGAGTTGTCTGCACCCAATGCTGTAACTCAAAGTTTTTGGTTGCAGCAATAGTTACAAAACCAGTTAAAAACGTGCGGGTCGCTACAGCGCTTGAACCGTCATATTCTGACGTGCCAATGATTGCCGTTGTTGCGTCTGATGTGTTTTGCAACCTGATCTTGAATGCATTGCTTTCATAGCATGGCGCGCTTGCCGAAATCAGGTAACTGCCTGCTGGCAAAGTGATCACACTTGTTGCAATTGATGCGCCAGTAATGTTGTTGACCACGGTCGTGTTTAATGTGCGTTTTGTCCATGTTGAGCCAACGCTGCTACCGCCTTGTGTGTTTGCAGCTTGTGTCTCGTTGAAGATGGCGATGTCTTGGAAGTTGTCTAAAACGTCATTAAGTTGCGCGGCCTGGAGCACCGCCCCGGCTACAAAGTCAGTCCATTTTGCGGTCATAGTGATTCCTATCCTAAAACATTGGTTGTTGAAAGTGTGCCATACACAGCGTCGTCCAATATGAGTTGATAAACGATTGTGGTTGGCGCGGTGCTGTACAGGATGCTGTGGCCTGTGCTGAAGTCAAGACGATGCTCGATGCCTTCAATTGAGAGTTCTTGCGCTAGTTGGGTTGTGCCGGCACCGCTAGGGAATGTCTTTTCAATGCTGATTGTGTCGCCAATATCTACGGTGGCCAGCGTGTCTTTTTGCGCTGTAGTCAGCATCAAAAACTTGGTTGCCACAGATGTGTACCGTGCTTCGGGTTCTGGGTTAAGCAGATATTCGGCTGCGGTCTGAATCTCGCCAGCGTCGTGTAGCAGGCTGTTGGTGATGCTCGCTGTTTGAATGAAATATGTGGCAATTGATGCTGCATCTGTTGCCGTGTAACTGTCGCCGTCCAAGCCTGTAACTACTGATCTGTTGATTACCGAATCGGCTTCAAACGAAATGCCCACGCCGTCAAACTTGTACCCTGTCCCATCGTCCTTAAACTCTGCTACTGGCGCGCTAAGAGTTACACCAATGCGATCTTGAAATGTAAACACTCCAGCCCTAGACATGAATACTCGACCAAACTCTGCGGTTTCGTTGATTTGCGTAATGTATTGCAAGACGTTTGTTCCTGCTGGCACGTTGTACGCAGAGTCGTGGCCAAGGTTGACGGTACCTGTTGAGATGTTTCGAGAGCCTGCAGGGAAATCTACTTCTGGTAGGTCTAGGACTGTTTCTATGCGTTCGCCAGATGTTTCTGTGGTCACGTTAAGAGCGTCTAAATAGGTTTGTGCGAGCAGGTAGAACTGGTCGGAGCAATACACGGTGACGGTATCTAATCCGCCAAGCGCAAAGTTGTAATCGTAATTAACGACATAACCGCTAAAAATTGATTCGGGCACATTGGTAGAGTTGTAACGGATTAGGCGTACGGCGCGCAATGGGGCAAGCCCTGGCTTAGATTCGGCGGTGTCGTAATACGGACTGTTTTGATCAAACGGGTTGAAAATGCCGTCCACGTCCTGAATGGTGAATGTCATTGTGCCAGCGCTGAACTGATCGCCCACATCGCGGCGACCGCGGCGCACGTTGATGCTGATAGTCGAGTCCATGACATCGGCAAACTCGGTCGTGCCATCCAGCACGTATGTCGTGTTGTCTAATACGCCTTTAAGCGCGTCATCAAGCACAAACGCGTCAACCTGAAACCCTGTAGCGATCTGCAGGTCATAGTTGCCTGAATCAATGACCGCTGTGCCGGGCATTAGGCAACCGCTATTTGTAATGGGCCAGCGGAGCGTGAATAGGCGCGCAAAGCGTTAACAACCGATTCACCGATTTCGGCGCTTGTGGCAAGCCCGCCTGTGACGTTTATGGTCACTCCCCCGCCAGTATTTAGGCGGTCTAATGGCACTACGGCTTCTGGGCCTGCCTCGCCGATTAGGGCAAGAGTAGGGGAGCTGACAATTCCACCCTCGGCCATGCGCGGAATGTCCTTTGTGCGAGCTGAACTGCGATCTGGAATATCACCATGTTGCAATCTTCCAAGATTTAAATGCCCGAGCGTGTCAACATCGCCAAGAAATGGCAAAGCGTTATATGCACGAATCATTCCATTGACAGTCATAATTACCGCGTTAACCAAAGTTTCAAATGCTTCGATAATGCCGTTGATCATAAACTTAATTCCCTCTCGAAACCAATCAAACTTTTTGTACGCTGCGATTAATGCAACAACTAAAATGGCAATTCCAGCAGCGATGAGGGTAAATGGATTTAACGCCATAGCAATGTTGACAGCTGTAATTGCTAAAGCAACCGCGCCAATTGCGCCAGCAATGGCGAGAAAAGCTCCTGGGTTATCTTGAGCCCACGCAGCAAAATTGTTGAGTACAGGCAACACGGCTTCAAGCACGGGCAACAGCGCCGTACCGATTGACTCTTTGGTTTCGCCAATTGAGTTTTTAAGGATTGCCATTTTTCCTGCAGCGGTTTCAGCGTTTTTTGCTGTAGCACCGCCAAAGGTTCCACCGAGCACGTCCATGACTTCGTTCAGGCTTGCGCCGTCTTTAATCATTGTTGACATCTCTGGGCTTAATGATCGGAGCGCCTTAAAATTGCCCTGGTATGCCTTGGCCAATGCGTCCGCGACGCTGGCGCTGTCCATACCGGTGGCTGTACTTATGTCCATGACAAGGTTCATGTCGTTCATGGCAATGCCAACATCTTTGGTACCGCGCACAAGCGCTTCTAATGCTTTGCGATATTCGGTGTCGGCAACGCCAGACGCTCGACTCATTGCGCTGATCTGCTTCTCAACTTGGGCGGTTTGTGCGGCGCCAGCGCCAGTCACATTCTGCAAAGTAAGCGCTAATGCGGCTTGTTCTTGCTGATCTTCCATTGCGGCGCGTGTGGCATCGCCTAAGGCAACAGCCAAACCGCCAAGCGCGGCAGCTGCGGGAATCGCCGCCTTCTTAATCGCAAACTGTGCTTTTTCGCCAACAGTTTCAAGTTGCTGGAATTGCTTGACAGCCTTCTTTACCCCTGTGCCGTCAAACTCGCTGATGATCGGGATATTGATTGCCATTACGCGGTCTCTCTGTTCGCTTCGCTCATGACGCGCTTAACCAATTGCTCCATCTCGGACATGACATCGTTTTGGCGTTGCTCGTACGCTTTCCACATTACTCGCGAGCGACTGCCATAACGTGCAGTCAGCGCGCGACCTAGTGGCCCTTCCATTGACGTGTCAAACATGGTGCCAGTTGCGCCCTGCCATTGAATAACAAACGTGCCGACATTTGACTTGTTTCCGCCGTATTCCTTGATGTTTCGCGTGTTGATCTTGGCAGCGATTTTCTGCTTGATGCCTGGTACCCACGGCAACATCTTGAACCCTGATCTAGTGCTCCAATTGCGCGCCATACCAGATAGCGGGACATTCGAGGGCACAAGCTTGTTGGCGTCGTCAATAACAGGCTGAACAATCTTTTTGTAATCCTTGGTGATTTCACGGCGCAAAGATTTGTCAATTTTGTTGAGCGTCTTCAAGGCTTCTTTAAGCCCGACAACCTCAATCTTTGCTGATACTTCCGCCACTTTATCTCCGTTTTTTGTTTGCCTCGTTAAGCACTTTAATGACCGTTGTCAAGTCCCGTGAGTCAAACGCAATGTCGCTAGGCCACCAACCGACCGCGACCAGTACCTCTGCTAGTTGGCGGCGGTAGGTGCCGCGTCCGTAGGGTTTGGGTCTGTCTCGTCCAGTACCGGCAGAATGTCGATGTCAGGGTTTTTGCTTAACCATTCGCGCCAATTGTCACCGACTTGTTCGCCTTTGATCTTTAAGATTGTGTGCATCCAGCAGGCGTAATCCGAGTACAACGGGTTTGCGGAGAGCTGTTGAATGTTGCGACGTTCTAGCCGTTCCCATTCCGTAACCACAAATAGGTTGGTGTAGTAATACTCTGGGGCGCTGTCGGGGGTGCGCTTTAACTGCAACTTGATTTTCATTTGTTCTCCTATGTCGGCTTGGAGCCGTTATCTATGCGGTGACGTCAACGCTGTATGTGCCACCTTGAAACTCAATTTCGTAGGTGCTTAACTCGCCAAGCGATGCGTTAATTACTGGAATGCTTGACAAGTAAGTGTCAGTCAAAATAAAGCCAGGGTTAGTTGCGCTGTCTGCTGCGCTTGTTGGGTTGACTTTGATCGTGCACTTCGTGCCGAGCAATGGCGCCAAAACTGCGTAGGACTCGCTTGCTGCATAACTGGCATAGACCGTCAAGGTCAATGAGTTGCTGAACAGGCCTGCGGTCATTGTGCGTGACGTGGAGCCGAATGCGGTGTCTTCGAGTGCTTCTGCAGTCACAGTCAATGTTGCTGCGCTCACCTGATCGGTGATGTCAACAATGGAGCCGATTGCGGCGCCGACCTTGACGACTGGGTTTGAGAGATACGTGCTAGTTGCCATTAGTGCTCCTTAAGTTCTGATCTGATAGTAGATGATTTGTATTAGGTAGTAGTGGATTATGCGGTCTGGGCTTGGATAGCGCAATCAAGGTCATAACACGGGTACAACGCGCCACCGATTTCAAGGCTTGATGGACGGCCAGCCATAACAATGATCGGCGAGTTAAGCACACTTGCCACAATGCTCAAGATCGAGCGGAGCACCGGCAGACCTGCAGGCCCAGAGCCAATGACCTTGATCGGAAACTCAAGACGCACAATGTTGCCGTTGCCAGCAAACGTGGTGAAGTTTGGTGCGTCCAAATAGACCGAGTTAGGCAAAAGTTTTGTTGGGTCATTGATCACTCGAAGACCTGACACAGCGGTCAGCGTTGCGGTGACATCATCAATCGCTTCGTTGAACAGGTCGGTGTACGACATCAGGCAACCGCTGGACGTGGGATGCCAAGCAGCTGCTTGACGATCGGGGTCAGGCTTTGCTGTGGCGCCGAGCCCATGCCGTCAAACGTGGCGTACGTGGACTCAATGGAGCCACGGGAGCGCCACAAAGCCGCGCAATACATCAAGGTGCCCAATGTTGCGTCACCACCTGGTGAGACGCTTAGCGAGTCGATATACGAGCTCTCCTGCCTTCTGCGATAACAAAACTGGTTGCCAGCCGACACCGATTGCGTCAACAACGTGTAATCGTCAGACGGGTTTGCAATGGTGATGCCAAGGTAAGACATTACTTGCGCAGCTGTTACCCATGTGCATACAGGGTCATACGCAACGGTGCCAGACGCTGCGACACGCTCGACATCGCTTGCGGTCTTGGCGTACAACACCTGATCGGCAATTGGCACCTGATAGTCATAAAGCAAATCGCCTTGAGTGTCTGTACCGATGTACAAATACTGTGGCAATGCGCGCACGGTGTAAGTGCCGTTGAATGTTGCGTCAACTCCAGCGACCGTGATTGAACTGCCGACTGCAATCTCCGATGGGGTTAGGAGTTGCAGTACGGCAAAGTTGTCAATCAGGTACTTGTTAGTAACTGTGTAA